GTAATTGTTACTCCCGAAACACTGGTTGTGCCGACAATGGTTGCTCCAGTAATGGAATTAAAATTGCCCGTTGTTGCATTAACCGTATTGCCCGTGATTGTGGCTCCGGACAACGTAGTAGTAAATACACCAGTAACTCCAGAAACAGTTTGAAAATTACCAGAGGTAAAGTTGGAAGTTGTACCCGTTACTGTTGTTCCACTTATATTTGTAAATTGACCTGAAACTCCCGTTACCGTAGTACCAGTAAGGGAGGTAAAACTACCAGTGGTAGCTGCTACTGTTACTGCATTTGTAGTTACACTGTTAACAGTGGTCCCTGTAAAAGTAATTCCAGTTAATGAAGTGAAGGTACCAGTAGTAAACTGTGCGGTTGTACCCGTAACCGTAGTTCCACTCAACGTGCCTAAAACAGTAGCACCTACTCCAAAAGTTACGGCTCCACTTACACCTAGCGTACCCGTAACTGTTGTATTGCCACTAACTAAATGAGTACCAGCATTTACAACTTGGAAGTTTCCTGTTGTGTAGTTTGCAGTTGTCCCAGTGGTTGTTGTTCCAGTGAGAGATGTGAAGACGCCGGTTATTGCCCGTACCGTTGTTCCAGTTAAAGTGTTTCCACTTATGGTACCAGTGGCGGTTAAATTATTTTGAACAACAACACCGCTGAAAGTAGCGAGGTTGCTACCTGTAATACTTGTGACATTACTTGTGCCAGTAACGGTTAGATTGCCGTTAAGAATGACATTACCGCTGAACGTGCCACCAGATCCATTGACATAATATTGATTTAAATAATTCTTAAACTCTGTAAATGTAAATTTTTTATTACGCAGAACAGGGTCAACTTCAAATACATGAACAAGATTAAGTAAATCCTGTTCAACAATATCCACCCCGTTAATCGAGGGAAATTCAGAAATCCTTCTATTGGTCACTTAAATGATACAGACGCCCCTAAAAGAATTATAGGCGTCCCTCACTTAGTCTTATTTCATCTTAATTTCGATACGAGATAGAGTATTCGTAACAAAACCAAAGGTCAGTTGCACACCAAAAACAACTCCACATGCTACTAGTAAGAGCAGCAAAATTTCGGCAACAGTCAGTGGACGCTTGACATACACGACTTGTGTTGGCGGGATTCCAAGGGGGGGAGCCTGGGGCACCTGCTTCTGTTGATAGGTTTGCAGGATGGCAGTTTCCCTGGCACGAGCCTTAAATTGCTCAAGTTGCTCAGGAGTAATTTGCTGAAGTAGGCTTTGTTGATCTGGGGGAAAATTACTAGAAGGAATTTGTTCTTCCATTGAGCATGCAAAACGATTAATAAAACTGTAGCATTTAATAAAAGAAATTGCATTATGGACAGCGAATTTAAAAAAAGTGTGGAAGACATTGCTTATGAGTTGAAGGGTATCAAGCATGTTTTATCGAGCATATGGTACGCCCGTTACAACAACGACGAAACGGATCAGGTCAGTCCTGAGTTTTTTGCAGATGAATACATTTCAACTGAGGAGTGTGCTCGCCGCCTGGGCGTAACAGATCAAACGATTCGTAATTGGATTCTTGCTGGTCGAAACCAACCTGACAAAGGCTGGACACAAGGCGTGCACTATATTTTGATCAATCCACTGACAAAGAAACAGATTATTAGGATTCCCTGGAATCGACTAATTCTTTCTTATGCCAAGGGGGAGAAGGTCACTCTACGTTCTTTTGATAGGCGCATACCCCTGTATCAGGATCACCGCAGCAAAAGAAACATATACGAACCAGATCCAACTAAGCCTCGCATTGATATGGATGACGAAGAGATACAAGAAGACCAATGATAAAAAATCGTTTTTCTAATTTGTTAATAAGTGAAGTAACTATTGAGAATTGTGACAACACTCTTCCAAAATCAATAAGGCTTCAAGTTGATATGTTTTTGCCACCCAGTGGTTCTTTCGATACAAAAACTCTGCGTCGATACCTAGAAAACTTAAAAGAATATGAAGATGAGGACCCATATTCCTCTATGACATTGGCAAACAGATTACGCATTGCTTTTATTGACATGACACCAGACACAATCTGTGGTAAGTTCCCAGGGGCTGATTTGCCCTTAAAAAGGCGGTTGCGTTGTGTAGCCGAATATCTGATTCGCGCCAAGGAATTTGACAAGTTGAAGGATGAAAACGGTAAGCTGGTCAAGCGACGCGGAGTATTAGGCAAGCTAGTGGTCTTGTACCAGCCGTTAGCTAAGATGCGAGAAGTTCTACAACGTCAAGGATTGTTACTCAATGAACCGAAGAGAGAAATTAATCAGTCAAACCCTTAGTCCATCAATGGATGAAGGCGAGACTAAAATGTTGGATACTGCCATGCGGCTAATTCTTGCTGACATGGGAAAAATGTACATTCAATTCTGGGAAACAGAAGGACCAGGAGTCTTGTGCTTTCAACCAGATTCTGACCGCACTATGTTCTTCCTTACGTTAAGGGAATTACATGCTGCGCAAGAAGCAGAAGAAAAGAACCATAACGAAGACCTTGCCGAAAGTTTGCGTCGAATCCTGGTAGTCGCACAAAAGATAAATCCAAAAGAAAAGGCTGGTTATCTAATTAATGATAAAGAAGGTATCCGTTATTTAGAAGTTGATTACAATAAAGGAGTTGATGAGTAATGCCTGCTTTTACTGGTAACAAACATGTTGAAACTTACGAGTGGATTAGTAATCGCGACTTAGTTGATTCAGCTCACTTGCTAATGGGTGACATTGATCTTGATCCTGCTAGCTCCCAAACAGCAAATATATATGTCAATGCAAAAAACATTTATACAATTACTGATGATGGATTAAATGATCAAAGTTGGTATGGAAAAGTGTATTTATTTCCACCAAACAAAACCTATTTTTGGAATACGAAAGCTTACAGGTGGAAAGCTACTAGAGGTCTTTCGCCTACCTTGATATCTGGTCATGCTATCTGGTGGAAGACTTTAAAAAAGAAATGGATCTCTGGTGAAGTGGATCAAGCTGTTTACTTTTGTAATTGCCCTGACATGTTTCAATATTGTCAAGATATTTTTGATCACCCCATCTGTATCTTGAGGACTAGACCCATTCTTTTACAACATTTTTTAACAAGTAATGAAATAAAGACACGAAACACATGTACTTCTTTTGTTGTTTACCTCCAGCCCAAGAAGGGGAGTACGGAAGCCACTCAAAACTTTATTGACATTTATGGTGCAAAAGGTCGCCTGCTCTACTGAATGAGTTAAGATAATTAAGCTTAACCAAAAATATGACCATTCTTTCAGATAGGGAAATTAAGGATCTAGTTAAAGAGTCTGGAATGATTCAACCTTTTCAAGATCATCTTATCAGTGAAGAAAATGGTAGGAGATTACTTAGTTATGGGCTTGGTTCATATGGTTATGACATTCGTTTATCAGAGAAGCAGTGTTTAGTTTTTGGTCGCATTCAGAAGGGTGATTGTGACCCCAAGGCCTTTGATCCCAGTATCCTTAAGCCTTCCGCATTACTGGAAGATGAGAAAGGAAAGTATTTTCTTATCCCGCCTTATGGTTACTGCCTGGGGGTTGCGGAAGAATATATTAGTCTTCCAAAGGATGTAACAGTTGTTGCAGTTGGGAAAAGTACGTATGCCAGGTCTGGTATCATGGCGAACATAACGCCTGCAGAAGCCTGCATGGCAGACGATACTGACATCCTTGCTAAAACTGGTTGGAAAAAATTAAAAGACGTAATTATTGGCGAAGAAGTCTTAACCTTTAATCCTCAAACACAGCAATCAGAGTACAAACCTGTTCTAAAAAAACAAGCTCATTATTACAATGGAAAACTTTTACATTTTCACGGTAAGTATGTAGATCAATTGACTACACCTGACCACAAAATGTGGGCTACTAAAAGGTACCAGCGCGTAGAAGCAACTGGTAATGGTTGGGGCACAATGGTTAAAGGCGTTAAAAAAGAAAAGAAAGATTGTTGGAACTTTGAATTTATGCGTGCCGATGAAGTGCATGGCCAATGGAATCATTACCTAAGCCGCGATCTTCAGTGGTTAGGAACAAAACCAGAACTAACAACTCAAATTGGCAAGCACACTTTTCTGACCGAGTTTTGGCTTCGTTTTCTTGGTGCTTGGATGGGAGATGGGAGCGCGTACGAAGCTAAACATGGTAATGGTTACGTCGTAAAACTCGCCGTAGTAAGCAAGGCACAAAAACGTATTTATTTTCGTTGGATTTTGGAAAATTTAGGAATTAAATTTCAGGAATCTAAGTGGGGCTTCTCGTTTAATTCCAAGGATGTTTTTGGTTATCTTCTTCCCTATAAAGGAGCGCACAATAAACATATTCCAAATGAAATCAAACAGCTAAATCCTGTCTCACTGGGTCATGTTATTGAAGGAATGATGAACTCAGATGGAAACAAAGAGACATCAACTTACGGCAGCGTTTCTGAAAAACTTATTGATGACTTTCAAGAAATTTGCTTGAAGGCGGGTTATAACTGCACTAAATGGCAACAGACTAAAACTAGTGAATTTAATAAACATGAATGCACAATGTACAAAGCGCGGTATTCAACCGCAAATGTTACCCCGTCTAAATTAACACCTGGTAAAAACTATTCTGAAGTAGATTACAGCGGAATGGTTTACGACATCACCGTCGATAATCACATCTTTTATTCACGCAGAAATGGACGTACGTCTTGGACTGGTAACTGTTGGTCAGGCCATCTTACTCTTGAGATTAGCAACTGTACTGGCTTATTTAATCGTATTTATGCCAATGAAGGAATATGTCAACTTCTTTTCTTTCGCGGTAATCCTTGCGATGTAACTTACAATGATCGTAAAGGTAAGTACCAGAATCAACCCAATGAGGTTGTCTTTAGCCAGGTCTAAAACCCTCTGAAGGTGCCTGAAAAGCCGCTGGGCTTACGTGCATAGCTTGTACTACCAGCGGTACCAACAGTGTCCCCCAGGCTTGGTAGCTGTACACCATTGATCACAGCTTCACTTCTAGGAGTTCTGCCTCGAATTCCAGGCTCTGCAATCTGACTACGTTGACGGTAGGCTCCAGCAGTTTTTGCTGCTGCCATGAATTTACGTACTCGATCTTGTTGTGTTTCATTGCGAGTATCTGCGCGATCTGCTACAGCTCTTTCAGCTTCATCCAGGCGCCTGATGTCAGTATCATATGCACGTTCTGGATTTAGGTCTGAGGTATCACCGCCAGACGTACCAGAATCTTGCCGTGGATCGTAAGTAGAATCTAGAAATCTTGCCATGATAATATTGTAATTGAAAGAACTTAGACTTTTAATATTTCATGATGCACTCTGCTGGAATCCCAGGTGCTTTCTTAGATGAATTTATTGGCACCAATGATGAAGTTAAGAAGCGTTGTCTGAGTCCACTTGACTTTGGTGGAGAGCTGGATAATGAAATGAATGACGTGCCGCTTCAAGACATGTACAATAGAGGCCTGGTTCTCACCCAAGAAGGGAGGGAGCGTACAAACCTGCAACTTGAAGGGGGCGAACGATGCGGACTCACTGGCTACATACCGAGTGCCGAACAAGGATTGATGATGGGTGCAGTACCGAAACCTCGGGGGATCTTAATGGACTTGGGGGAACCGGAGGAGGAAGAAGTGGAACTATCCAAGAAACGCCGGGGGATAAGTCGGTAAGTTCTGCTGCCGACCCAGTAAACCACCCATCGCACTATTCGAATTCAGATAAAAAGTTCGAAACAATCGAAAAGATTGAGGATGCAGTTCAGTTTGCTCCTAACCCAGTGCTTGGTGGGCTCCAGTGGCAAACATTAAAGTATTTAGACAGGCTTTGGTTGAAAGGTAATCCTAAGCAGGATGCCCAAAAAGCTCTTTGGTATCTTGAAAGATTAATCGCTAAACTTGATTAAAAAGGGACTAGTTCCTTCCTTAGTTCGTCATTCTCGTCGTCATCGTCATCATCATCGTCATTGTCTTGATTTCCACACATGAGCGCTAGTTCAGTTAATTCGAGTTGAGTAGGAATATCCCATTCAAGCTCAACGTTCTCGTCCGCCAGGATATCCTTGATTGCTGCCCATTCAATCATGCGCCGATGATATAGGTTCAGTAGGGCAGCATACAGGTGATCCCAGGTCATTTCTTGGGCCTCTAGTTCTGCCTTGCGCATTGCAAACTGCATCTGCAGTGGCAGCTCTAATTCCTTTGGACGAGCAGTTTCTTCCATCTTCATGAGTTTTGCCTGAATACATTCTAGGGCTAGTTATCAGCCTTGGAAATAGCTTAACACTTCCTTCGTTCAGAGCTCTATCTCCTCCTGGTACTCGACATCGTACTCGTCCACTAGAAAAAAGTTGGCGAAAACTGCTAGTACGTAGGGATTAATTTGTTTTTCCAGTTGTCGTATTGCGTTTATTTGGCGCCTTGTAGCTGTGTAATTGCGAAACGCTCTCAATAAGATATCGTTAGAAACTTCAAATGTAGTTTTTAATTCTTCCAGGAAAAGATGTGTTTCTTCTCTACGCCTCTCAATCAGGCCCCCAATAACATTGTGATATTCGTCAAAGATCCAGGTAGAAATCAGGGCAGCAACCTCAGGCCAGTTTTCACATTCAATATTATCAATCAAACTACTGTAAAGAAAAGACTCCCATCCAACCGAGTGAATGAAGGAGATCAATGCTTCTTCCATACCTCGATCAAGGCCGAGGTTTAATCGTTTGAGATCACATTCGATTATCTCAATATCATGTAGGAGATATTCCAGTGCTTTTTGCTGGGTGCAGCACTGACCCTGCTTTACAGCAGTACCGTCTGGATAATATTGAGATCCATAACCAAACGTATAGGGAGCTCCTCCAGTAGTTGGATCTGGATATGCACGCTCACTATATCCCTCGTATTTTTTAATGATGTTAATTGCACGTGCAAAACAAGACATAAGAGGTAACCTGGTTACTTCCTATAATAAACATATATTATATAAAAATGTTAACCCTTGCCCTGTCCCCGAGATTTTTTTCTTCCGTGATTGGGTTTAGAGTTTACTCCCTGACCTTGCCTGGTACTTTTGGGCTTACCTTCTTTTTTTTGAATAGTTACTTTTGTTTTATTCATTTAACTTACCATTTGACCTTGTCAGCCCAATATGCTGCAGACATTTTACCTCTGGCTATATTTTTAGCATGGCGTGCTTTAAAGCTTGCTCGTTTTTGTTTCATTCGTTCAGTCTCACCTTCTTTAGGTTTACCAGCAGTCTCAGCCCCTTGTTCACCAAATCGAATAATCTTTTCTTTACCGTTATCGCAAGCTTTGACAATATGACTCTTAGTCGGATGACCGGGAGTCTTCTGTGGCTTATTGCAAGCCATCTCACTCTTCTGATAGCGTTTGGCAGCAGCGGCGGCTTGTTTTCGTTTGTCTGCCATTAGAGACCTTTAAACATTGATGTAAATTCACCAAGTATTGATGAACCAGACTTGGACTTAGCTAAAGGTTCTTCTTCGTCTTCGTCCATTGCAATTCTAAAGTAACTATTTGTTTTAGGCTCTGGTTTTTCTGTTGTTGTTTTTTTATCTTCATCTTGGCCAAAGAAACTTTCAATAGTTCCAAGGGAGGCAAATGGATCACTAAAGTCAAGACCAGTTGTTTTTAATGCGTCATTTTTGCCTGCTTTAGTTAAAAGGGCCTGTTCACTCCTGTTTACATCAGGGAAAAAGTTTTCGTAAAACTCATCTTCTGTGCCCTGGAAACCAGCAGACTGAAATGTTTTATATAACTCTGTTTCAGATGTTGCTTGTTTATTTTTGTAGTCTTCGGGGCGCTCAATGTAAGTTACACCTAACTTTTCCTGCGTAGGCTTTTGACGTTTTTCATTTAAGTATTTGATATTCTCACGAATTTCTTGTGCAGAACCAGTGCGCAGTGTTTCTTTCACATATTCTTTTAGT